AAATTATGTTGCTGAATATCATAAACAAGGTAATGGACGTCGAGGACATAAATTACCAATGCTATTTCACACAAGCCATCCGCAATTAATAGGTTATCTAAATAGGAACCCAAAATGGGTTTTAAAATCTCAAAAATTATTTGGCGCTGATAAAGTTAGATCCGGAAAGTCAATTGCTAGAGCAAATAAAGGTAGGCATACAATAGGTGCAAACGCAAAAGGCGGGTTTGGTGGACATTTTAGAGCGGTCCAAGGTTTTAAATATATTGGCGACAAATGAAAAAATTAAATTTATTTATTAGCGGTCAAAAATATTTTGGAGAATTGGTATTGCACATGTGCATACAAGAGGGCCATAATATTATTGGCGTCTGTTGTCCAATAGGAGATAAATATATTGGTAAACTTGCCGCAATAAATGAAATTGAAATAATACCAGCCGGTGTTTTAAATGCTGATAATTTTCCAAAAAATGTTGATCTTGGTATAACTGCGCATAGTTTCGACTATATTGGAAAGAGAACACGATATATGCCAAAATATGGTTGGATAGGTTACCACCCCTCATTATTACCTAGACACAGAGGTAAAAGTTCAATTGAGTGGGCAATGAGAATGAAAGATTTTATTACTGGCGGTACTGTATTTTGGTTAAACGCTGGTATTGACCGGGGCGATATTGCATATCAGGAATGGATATGGGTGCCACCTAAATTTTTTTCAATGGATCCTAAAGACGCGGCGCGAATTATTTGGAGATCTGACTTGCAAGATATGGGCGTTAAACTGCTTAAAACCGCAATTAAGGACATTTCACGCGGTATTATTAAAAAAACACCACAAAGGCCCGAAGTATCAACTTGGGAGCCGTCAACGGACGTTAAAGACATTTATAGGCCTGATGCCTTAATGCTTAATCAAAAAAATAATTAAAAAAATATTAATTATTTTAAAATATTCTTTTTTATTTAAAATATTCTTTATATATTTGGGTATAATTATAAACCAAATAAAATGAATAACACAGACAAACAAACAAAAATTTACAAAAATTGGAACACTCTTAACAACTTAAACTACGAAAGAAAAACATCTTGTTTTGAGGACGTTACAAATTCAATTGACTTTGACAATTTAACTTATGATCAAAAAACTGCAGTTTACAATGTTTCAACAAGAATTTTACCAAAAGACGCTGATTGTTTTGAAAGCATTTTTCCAAACAATGACGAAGATAACGAGTTAATTTATATTGTGTCTCACAGAAATAGAACGTTTCTTGTAAACACTGAGGGTTACACATATTGCAGATATATTGTTGAATTAAAAAATTATTAAAAATGAATTACACAGAATCACTTATAGAATTATTTTCAGTTGGCTGTATCCTTGACACGGATACGGCCTCTGTTTACCCAATGGACGAAAACGGTTACCCAGATTACAGCTGCCCAATTGAGTTATATTTTGATGAGGTTAATCAAGAGTGGCTTGATGCTTTGTCTGACGAAGATTACGAAACAGTTAAACCTTTTTTAAATAAATAATTATGAATAAAAATAAATTTCAAATACAATTAACTGAGGGTTCAATTTTATATTGCTCTTGGGGTTACGATCAAACAAATATTGACTTTTACCAAGTTGTTAGATTAGTTGGAAAAACAATGTGCGAAGTTGTAAAAATTGAGTCAACAATACAAAGTAGCGACGGTTACTGTGATATGGTTATGCCATACCCGGCGGCTAAAGGCAAAGAAACAATTAGAAGAAAAATTAAGTATTGGAGTGAATGGCCAAGCATAAATATAAGTTCGTTTGAATATGCTAGATTATGGGACGGATCTCCAAAGTCCCAGACGAACCCATTGTACGGCAGATAATCTATAATTAACGGGTTCAAATTAAGCGGGTTTTTATATCCGCTTTTTTTTTGCTTAATTTTGTCAAATGGGAAAACGACAAAATGCAACACTAAAAAAAGCCGAAATGATCAAGGCCTTAGAAAAATCTTTAGGTATTGTTACAACTGCTTGTAAACAGGTTGGAATTGATCGCACAACGCATTACAGGTGGTTACAAGAAGACGAAGATTATAAAAAGGTTGTCAATGATTTAAAAGACGTTACTTTAGATTTTGCTGAAACTTATTTGCATAAGGCGGTACAAGAGGGAAATATTACCGCAATAATTTTTATGCTTAAAACGTTAGGCAAAAAAAGAGGTTATGTTGAAAGGCAAGAAATACAACACGATACAGATATTAGCAGCAAATTAATTGAATGGACACCAGCCACAGACAAAGAATAAAAGAGTTTTGTAATAAACAATTTTATCAGGCCATAAATTCAAAGGCAAGATTAAGAATATTTCAAGGCGGGACGCGTTCCGGAAAAAGTTGGAGTCTTCAACAGTATTGCCTTTATTTAATGACAACAGAAACAAAACCTTTGACAATATCAATTGTTAGAAAAACGTTACCGGCTTTAAAAAGATCAGTAATTAGAGATTTTTTACATATCAGTAAAAATCTTGGTATGTATTGGAAAGGCGTGCATAACAGATCTGAAAACACTTTTGAATATAACGGCCATACTTTAGAATTTTTTAGTGCAGACGACGCACAGAAAATAAGAGGTAGTGCCAGAGACATACTCTGGTTAAATGAGGGGAATGAATTACTTTTTGAGGATTACCGCCAGTTGGCAATGAGAACCCGGGGCCATATATTAATTGACTTTAACCCGTCGGATCCTATTCATTGGATTTATGACTTAATGGAAAGAGACGACGCTGAAACTTTTTTATCAACTTATAAAGACAATAAATTTTTACCGCCTGAGTTAATTGATGAGATTGAAAGAATAAAAGCAAAAGATCCGGATTATTGGCGAGTATATGGAGAGGGGCAAAGAGCGGTTTTCAGTTCAAGACAAATATTTTTAAATTGGCATTATATACCAAAGTCAGATTTTCCTGAGTTTGATGAAACAATTATTGGCCTTGATTTTGGCTATACCCACGATGAGGCGGCGGTTATTGAAGTCGGTAAAGTTGGCGACACTTTATATATTCATGAGTGGTTATATAAAAAAGGAATGACAAACAGAGATCTTGCAAAATTTTTAAAAGAAAAAAATCTAAATAGAAAATTATGTTACTGCGACTCCGCAGAGCCAAAAAGTATTGAGGAGTTACGTCAAATGGAAGTTTTAGCTAAAGGCGCAGTTAAAGGCCAAGGCAGTATAACCGCCGGAATTAGTTTACTAAAAGAGTTTGACATTATTGCATCAATTGAATCAAAAAATTTACAAAAAGAGCAAATGAGTTATTTATGGGAAGAAATGAAAGACGGCACAATTATTAATAAACCTGTTGATCGCGCAAACCATTTAATGGACGCCTTGAGGTACGCCGTATATTCAAAATATAAAAATAGGAATGACTTTTTTGTTGTATAATATAAGAATTTAATATTTTGTATTTTTACAAAAAAATTTACTCAATGGCATCATGGCTCGACAGATTTAGAAATCTAATTACTAAAAACACACAGCAAACAAACCAAAAATATAATCAGGCCATTTATAATTGGCTTGGAGAAAGTATATTGTGGAACCCTGAAAACGACGACACTTATATTAATGAGGGTTACAGAAAAAATGCCACAGTTTACTCAATTATAAATATTATTACAAAGGCCGCTTCAACAATACCGCTAAATATTTACGAGAAAAAAAACGACAACGAACTTAAAAGATATAAGTCAATGACAAGCGGCACTTTTGACTCTGCGGTTTTATTTAAGGCAGAAAGATTAAAAAAGCACGCATTAGTTGAATTAAGCGACACAGATCTTCACGAGTTATTAGAAAGGCCAAACCCCGCGCAGTCATACGCAAGTTGGATTAGTGAAATTGTTGCATTTGGTAAATTAACTGGAAATAGATATATATATGGAATAGCGCCTGAAACAGGAGACAATTTAGGCAAATTTCAAGAGTTATATGTTATGCCAAGCCAAATAATGGAAATTGTTAGCGGTGGCATATTTGAACCGGTTAAAGAATATAGAATTGAGTATAACGGCGCTTATTCAATACCAGCTGATGAGATTTGTCATATAAAAGATTTTAACCCTTATTACGACGGTACTGGATCACATCTTTACGGACAGTCGCCACTTAAAGCCGGGTTGAGATCTATGACAACAAACAATGAGGCCATAGAAACAGGAGTTAAATATTTACAGAATCAAACGGCAAGAGGTGTTTTAATGTCAGATGAGGGCGATTTAAACGAAGTGCAGGCGCAACAATTAAAAGACAAATTTAGACAAAACTTCCAAGGTAGTAATAACGCCGGTGACGTTATCATAACACCTAAAAAATTATCATGGGTTAATTTTGGTTTAAACGCGTCAGATCTTTCTTTGATCGAGCAATATAACGCAAGTATAAAAGATCTTTGCAACATATATTCCGTGCCGTCTCAATTATTAAACAATGACAAGGCCTCAACATATAATAATATGAAAGAGGCGAAAAAAGCACTTTATCAAAATGCGGTAATACCTGAGATGTTAAAAATTAGAGATGAGTTAAATAGATGGCTCGCGCCCAAGTACGGCGAAAAATTATATATTGATTTTGATTTTTCTGTTATACCTGAGTTACAAGAAGAAATGGACAAGGTTGTTGATCAAATGACTAAGGCATGGTGGATTACGCCAAATGAGAAAAGGGCATCAATGAGTTTTGCTGAAGAAGAAAACGACGCTTTAAATGATTTTTATGTCCCGGCTAATTTGGTACCAATTGCTGGAGATGACATTGAGATGCCGGAACCTCAACCGCCTTTAGAAGAAACTGACGAAGACATTGAAAAAATGTTGGTTAAATATGAGGTTGTAGGTATGCCGGATTATTTTACAACAAGAGATGAGGCCGAGGCAAGAGCAAATGAACTAGGCGGCGAGGGATCTCATGAAATAAATCTAAACGGTGACGTTTTATATATGCCTTTTAATTCTCATGAAGAATATGAGGAAGCGACAAAGCAAAAACAAAAAGCAGAAACTTATACTGACTATCCTCAAAGCGCGTCAAATAACGCCAAAAGAATGATTGAGTGGAAAGAGAAATACGGCGACGAAGTTAAGGGAGGTACAAGCGTAGGGTGGCGCAGAGCATCGCAATTGTCGTCCAGATCTGCGATTAGCAGAGACGTTGTTTCTCGCATGGCACAATTTAATAGGCATAGAAAAAATGCAACAGTTGATCCTAAATATAAAGACACGCCTTGGAAAGACAATGGCTACGTCGCGTGGAATTTATGGGGTGGAACAAGTGGCGTTAATTGGGCATTAAAAAAAATGGAGTCAATAAGAAATAAAGAATAATTATGTCAATTAATAAATGGCGTAATGATTATGAAAGGCAATTACAAATAGCCGAATCACAAATGGCCCCTAAAATTTCAAGATATTATCAGGGCGAGTATAACAAAGGCGTTGCTAACTTTATTGAAACGGGCAACACAGATTACCAGTCATTATTTAAGTTTGACTTTTTTAAAAATATATATATTGAGATATACGCAAATGTTTCAATGAGATTTGCCAATTGGTATGCGAGAAACATTAATAAATACGATATAAAGGCAAACCCAAAACAATTTACTCAAAATTGGAGATCTGCTTTTAATTATTATGCTGGAAAGGTTGCGGCTACAAATGTTGTACTTGTTAGCGGTACAGCTAAAAAAACGTTAATATCATTAACACAAAGATTATACAGAGATCCAAACTTTGTTTCACTTGGCGCAAATGAAAGGGCAAGAATATTAAGAAAACAATTTAAAAAATATTCAAATTATCAGGCCATTAGATTAGTTAGAACTGAATCAACAAGAGCGGCAAATTATGGCATTGAGCAAAGCGCGTTAAGTGTTTATGCCGGGCAAAAATTAAAAAAGCAATGGATAACCGCTTTAGACGGTAGAGAAAGAGAATGGCATGCGGCCGCGCATAATCAAATTGTTGAGATCGGAAGAGC